AAGGGATTAGTGTGAAATCCTGACCATAAATTCTTTCAAGATATTCTTTATTGTTTGGATGGCTCTTCATGGCATCGCTCTTATCACAACGAATGTATATGTCATCTTCTTCATGCACAAAGTCATCAATGTTATCCAAGTCATCAATTGTTTCAAACCAATAATGCGGTGTCATGTGGAATTCACCATGTCTATCTGTCCATGTAAATGCGCCATATTCACCAGTATGAAAGTCCAAATAGTAATTATCATCATTGGCATGTTCATCTGTTTCATCATATGCATTGCTTAATGTTTCGTCATAAATTGATACTTCGGATTGCTGGCTTTGATTTTCGAACTCCATGATTTATATAATATTATATTAGATAATATTTCTTTAAGTATTTACACACTTAAAACTACTTAAAGAAACTATAGCTAATTAATTTTGTGGTGCGTTTGATTCGTGGCATCAGTTTTGATGCTATGAATTTGGTTTACAATTTAGAATCCATACAGTTCTTTAAATTCACGCTTTTCACATTCTGAATAGCATAAGTTGTAGATTCTATCAGGATGTCCACAGTATCGTGCGATTCCATCAAAGCTATCATTTGCCACACGCTTTGCTAACACTTTTCGCTTCACTTCATCAATGACATTTGAATACTTGTTCTGAATTCGAATGTTAGGTATGATTTTACTGTGTGCCATCAATGTCTTCATTACCGAATTTAGTTTATTCTTTCTATCCAATACACTAATCCAAATTGTAATATTCTTCATAACATATTGCATTAATTCATGTGCATCTAGCTTTTCATTATAGAACACTTTACATCCATTGAACATGTTTGTCATCCGATAATCTTCATATTTTCGGTAAACAGTGAATGTATAATAGAACTCAACAATACAACCAACACGCTTCTGTGATTGTTCAACATGTCCACAGTATTTCAGTTCATCAACAAGATGGTTTACATCAATTTCTAATCGTCCTCCAAATCCAAGGCTAAAATTGATTTCATACTTTCCAATAACGAATGATTGATTTTCGAACTCCATGATTTATATAATATTATATTAGATAATAAATCTTTAAGTATTTACGCACTTAAAAACGACTTAAAGAAACTATACTTAATTATTTTTGTGGTGCGTTTTTATTGTCCAACTTAGATTCAAGTTCTTTTAATCGTTTTTCGAGTTCACTGTATTTATCATCTCGTTTTCTAATCTCATCATTCAATCTCGTTGTGTGAATCTTTGTCTTCTTATGTTTTGATAGATTGCATCTACTAAATGTTTCACCACAATCACACACAACTTTCTCATATACCTTTGCTAAGAATTTCTCTTTGTATCCTGGCTGTTGATGATAACGTTCTGAAAATGTTTTATACACTGGCTTTGCGACTTCGGACATTCTAGTATTATATACTTATATATTAGAATATAATTTTAAGGAATTTCATGCGATTATTATGTGTGGCTAGTGTATATGGCAGAAGAATATTATAAAACTGGATTCATTGGTGATAATGGCAAAGACTTGAAACATGAACTCGTGTATAACCTACACAAAAAGCCAACCAAACCAAAACGTGATGAAATGACTAGATTTCAACCTGCTCCGAAAGATATGTATCATCAAGCTGACTTACTACACATGCCAAACGACAACGGATATAAGTATGCGTTGGTTGTTGTAGACCAAGGCACACGTTTATGTGATGTTGTTCCTTTGGAAAGTAAGACGGCTGAAGATGTTAAGCATGGTTTTGAAGTTATTTATGATAGAAATGTTCTTAAGATGCCAAAGATTATTACTGTTGACAGTGGTTCAGAATTCAAAGGTGTGGTTTCTACATATTTTAAAGACCACAAAGTTGGCATACACACTGCATTACCAAATCGACATAACACTGTCGGCATTGTAGAGAGATGCAATCAATCATTAGGAAAAGCATTATTCACTCTACAAGCTGCACAAGAGTTGAAAACAAAAAAGCCAAATACTGAATGGGTTAAGAACTTGCCTACTGTTGTTGCTGCATTGAATAAGAAAGCAAATAAACGTAAAATACCTTATATTCATCATATTCTTGGTCATGGGATATTGTTAAGTATTGGTCAAAAAGTAAGACTCATTAAATTTGCTCCAACAGAAGTTCATGATGAAAATGTAAAATTACATGGTAAGTTTAGGTCAACGGATGCACGATGGAATCAGAAGATTTACACGATAACAGATATACATCTTGAAGATAATGAACCACCATTGTATATACTTGATGGCAACAGAGAACATGTCTATCCTGCTTATGACTTACAAGCTGTTCCTGAAAATGAAAAACTACCACCGGATGAAGTTATTGTTCCTAAACCAAAACCAATATCCAAACCAATATCCAAACCAATATCTAAACCAAAACCAATTCAACAAAAGGCTGAGCCAATTGTTGAACATACACAAAATAGAAAGGGTAGAATTATTAAGAAGCCTCAACGATTGGATTTATAAACCAAAGTCAAGTGTTAGTAGTCTATCATCATCTTCATCATCACTTTCTTCATCATCTGCAAATAACTTGTTGAATGCATCATCTGTTTCTTGTTTCCGTTTCTTAAATTCAACATTATCTTTAGTAGCTTGTTCAACAAACTTCTGAAAATGTTTAACACTTGGTTTCTTTATCTTGACAACCTTATTGATACAACTATCATCATCGAATGTTCCTTCTCTTTCATTGTAGACTACAGTTTGTTGTTTTTCAAGCTGTTTTTTAAGTTCTCGGATATCATTTCTCAACTTCTCGATAAGTTTATCCTTTTCATCATTAACTTGATTATCAGTTTCTTCGAACATGTATGGAGTATTGATAAAACGCAATCCTTTGAATCCACCTCTAGACCGTTTCCCTTCAATCAATCGTTCAACATTAATCGAGTAAGTTATTCCAGGAATATTACAGATAGAATTTTTCAATGTAGAAAATTGAGTGTGTGTATCATATGTCATTTTACGATACGTGTTGAACATTTCGACATAGCCAACTGTGTCTCTATCATCACCTGTCATGTCAAAATTACTTTCAATGAATTTCTTGACTTTATCACATTCACCATAGATTTCACTTGACTTTTCATTGATTACTTTAGGCATATCAAGTTTAAAGTTTGCTTTATTCTTATAGTAAAGCTTGTAATACTTATTAGCGAATTCCATGAGAATAAGTGCAATTGTGTTTTTATAAATGGGTAATTCTTCACACGTTGCAAAGTGGTCATCCTGCATGTAATAATTCAAAATTTCACCTCGCTTTTTAGCTTCTTGTGCTTTCTTGATTTCATTTGGGTCATTCGTAATAAACTTGTTATCATATGAATTCACAATGATTCGTCTTTCTGTTCCTTCATCTGTCTTCAATCGTGGCATTTCATTACATGTTATATGAATCTTCGCTTTGTTTTCAATCACTTCACTTGTTCCATACATGATTTCGCATGTGTATTTATTGCCTGTCAACTGTTTTATGATTGATGCGGATGCTTGTTTATCACTGCATGCTTCTTCAATAACCATCAATCGAACACCTTTCATGTGAATCAGATATTTATGTTGTTTGTCGTTCTCTTCAATGGCTTTCTTATTTGTTTCAATACAGTAAATTGGAAATACATTTATCATCTTCTCAAGAATAGTTGTTTTACCATTTCCTGCTTTCTTTCCATACGCAATCATCATAACATTCAAGTTCTTTTCTCCTGTGATGCAATAACCATTAAATAGCATGTTGAAATCATACACTTCTTTGCTGTTATTGTAAATCTTCAAGAAGTTGTCTTCAATGTAATCTCTACTTTCCTTTGTAATGATGTCTGGAGTATATGACCATGGATTCACTTTTGATATGAACTGTTCCCGCTTTCGTTGATGAAATGTCAGTGTCTTTAGATTCATATATCCATTCTCAAAATGCACTTCATCATTATTGGAATCAAACTGAATGAGACTCATGAATAAACCATGTTTGATGGAATCTACAACTGTTTTATCGAAATACTTGGAAGAACGAATCTTAATCATAGCTGATGACTCAACTATCTTATTGCCTAATCGTTTTTCATTACATCTATCTTTTTCATCTTGTGTCAGTTTATCATAGTCAGATTGAATACGTTTCGAAATGATTGTTCCTTCTCCAAGTGCTAACTGTTGAGGTTTCCATATCCTCAAACTTGTATCATAATAATACAGTGAACCGCCTTCGGTGAAAATCATTACATCTTTATAACAACGTGAGACAATATTGTGAACTTTATACATGTCATGTTCATTGACTTCAGAAATCTCGAGGAAGTCTTGATATGTGATTGTATCTTTGAACACTTCTTGAACATCTTGTTGCACAATCACGTTTTGACTCTTTTTAGATTTGGACATCTATATTATATAATACTATAATATATAATATTTTTTAAGTCGTTTTAATTGCGTTTATTGAGTGTAATCACATATATCCAAAATCAAGCTGGTTTTATCATGGAGTTCTTCTCTTTGCTTTGATTCAGTGTATTGAATCTCCTTCTTTGGAATAACAACATAGCGATTATATGTTTCAAGAAGATGTGTCAGTTTTTCCATGTGATTATTGATTAGCCTTTGTTCATGAAGAATATTCTTTGATAATCCTGTTAGTGTATCAAGTTTCTTTGTTGTTATCTTTGTTGAATCCATCACTCCAGTTTATTTATATACTTGGTTTCGAAAATTGCGTGTGAGAAAATACACAAGTCAATATTTTCACCGGTGCCGGAGACTTCTCTCATACTTTGATATTTTCCTGACGAGACCACTCACCACTGAGTGGTGAAGATATTTTTCCTGACGAGACCACTCACCACTCAGTGGTGAAGATATTTTCGGAATCAATTTTGAATTTTCACCGGTGCCGGAGACTTTTTGAATTTGAACTTCCCGCCAAATTTCGAATTTCAATCTTCCCGCCTATTCATAACTAAAAATTGCAAACTTTGGGATTCGAACTCATGCCAATCGTAGGCGTTCGACTTAGCCGACTACACCAACTTCTGGCATACATCCCTGTTGTTATTTATTGGTTTGATTCGGAACTATTTCGACCAAAAATGATGTCTAAGTGATACAAAATAAACAATTCACCAAACTCCAATGCAGCGTCCTCGCCGGATGACATTCTAGAAGTTTTACGTTTACAAGGGAACATCTTGCTGATAAAATACAAATGAATTCAGCTCAATAGCTTTTGATGATGTGAACATGAAAGTTGTATCATTCCATTGCCAAATCAATGTAGATTATTATCAATGTATCAAACAATGAAGCTTAAGGATGAACTAAAGAGTTTAATCACTTAGAACAACGATGGAATCATCATGATAGGCACTATCATTGTTTCCACCAAATGAGAATATCTCTCATGGTCATCCACACTGACAAAAACATTACGTCAGTGTGTCAGCGTCATCTATCAATGTTTTTCTTGTGAATTCAGCGCACAAGTACCATATCATCATTGTATGATGACATGCTATAGCTCATATCTTTCTATTTCATATGAACAATGCCGCAAACATGGCTTCTGTTTCCTGACGTTTCTTTTCAAACAGTTTTATTTCACGATAACAACGCATCAGAATCAATCCCGTTTTCTCGATATGTTTTCTCTTTTCTTGATAAAACTTTCGATGTTGTCTAACATATTCTAACTTTTTCAAATAATATTCTTGATGGTCTTGAACAGTTTTCATATGATTCATATTTAGTGATGGTTTCAGTCTTTGTATGTAATATTCAGAACGCTGTCTCAGTTCAAAATATGCTAAACATGGATAATCTTCAAGCAACTCAATAACAAAATGCTGCCGTCCTACATTCTGAACAAACATTCTCAATTTTCTATTTGATTCATTTTTGTTATTATGCAAGCATTCATTGAGTGCCCTTTTCAATGTAGTTGTTGTTATTCCAATGTAAATGTCATCAGTCATGTCATTGACAATTTGAAATATCTTTCCATTCTGATAGTCAAGCATAGTTTATATGATTATATGTATTTACAATACTTTAAGTCGTTTTATGTGTCATCTACTTACTCTACTACTGTATTATCATTATGACATCTCACATCATCCACCAAATGAGAACATATCTGATGGTCAGCGTCGGATGCGTTCAATCAATTGCGTCCATGCTTTCAACTACATCAAATGTGTTCACGCAACCACATCATCAATAGGATAAGTTAAGGGATTTTGACACCTTTTTCACAATCCTACGGTAAATTTATTCTTAAAACCGGCTGGAGGTCAAAAAACAGGTCTTTCTCCCTCAAAAAATCCCTAGG